CAATCCCACCGTAAGCCAAGTTGAACGCTTGGTTAATAGAGATCGCATTGAACGACCCTTCGCACACAATGACGCCCTTAACATTTCCAATGAATCTCGACTGATTCCAGCCATAAAAAAGTAAACCTAACCTTGTTCCAGGCAAAGTATCCATCTTCTGAACTTCTCCATCGTCGTGTACTTTTGGTACGATGAATCTTGTCTGAGCGCCACAAAATGTATTGTCGAAGTAGTAAGGGAAGACGATTCCGTTCCTCTCCATATCATAATACATGTCGCCCTCTAAAAGAAGCCCTCTGGTCTTAATATATTCTACGCCTGCCTCTGCACGAGGATCTGAGAGCGGAACGAAGCGGCTGGGCCACACCTGTGCCGTGACCTCGTTTGGTTTCGCTTCTTGGATTTCAAAGTCTCCAGATAAGAACTCAGCCAAAGAGAGACCAGCTTGATAGCAGTAGCTGTGGATAGAGTATCCACGGTTGCACTTATTACACCAGCACCACATGTCTCCGTTGTCAGGATCCTTATGCCAGTAGAGCGTATTATTCTTACGACCTTCGTTACAGATGAGACATTTCTTAGTATTAATCAATCAATTCGTCCCCATCTTTAGTGATGTTGTCAAGCTTAACACTCGATTGGTAATCGACTAAAGCTTGCTTATTCTTGAATGCTTCCATGTACTTACCATCTTTGAACTGACAGACAATCTTCTTCCCAGTGCGACCAAAGAATCGGTCCTTACATATGGCAAAGTCGGTAGTATTATATTCAAAGTTTGGAATAACCTCGATCACTACAGAGGCAGGCTCAATGATGAAGGAGCACTCTTTGATTCGGTTATCGAGTTCAGTACCCTTAGATGGGCGTTTACTTAAGGAATGAAGTTGAACGAATAGCACCACCGGTGCATTGGAAGACTTAGCATAGGGCCCAAGGTAATCCTTTAATTGAGACAATACATCGTACGGCTTCTGCTTCATATCGGCTTCTGAATACTTGATCAACTGAAAGTAATCAATCAATATGCAAGCAAAGTCCTCGTTCTTAGCATTCTCTAAGATGCTCTTGATACCTTCGATCCTTGCTGTTCTAGGATCTTCGACTGCGTAGATCTGAACATACTTATCCATATCTCGCATTACTGGAATGAGTTGAAGCATGTGCTCCGGGCTCATGTTACCATTCATTAGATCCTTAAAATCTGCACCGATCTCTAGGCAGGCTATTCGGTTAAAGATAGCTTCCTCTGTTTCCTCGTTAGAGATAACCAAGATCTTCTTGCCTTGCTTATACAGGGGATGCGATATGTTTGCAGCTATGGTGCTCTTTCCAGATCCAGAGTATGCACAGAATAGATATAGATTGCCTCTTGTTAATGGAATAGCTTTGGTAAGAGAATCGTTAATTAACGTTAAACGTTCCTTCAAGGCTCTCTGGTGACGAGCCATACTGGAGATCATTCTCTTGACTCGATCGTCGCTATTACCAAAGTTGCGCATCTCTTCAAGAGATGTCTGCATTGATTTTAATTTATCTGCGTTGCCGATTCCAGCCTTTGCCAACATTGCTTCTTGCTCTGCTTGCGTTAACTTACTCATTTTTTAGTGCCCTCAAAAACCTTCATCATCTCTTCCTCGTCTACAAAATTGTTGCTAGTAGTTAACTCATCGGTATCTATCATCTCAAAGGAGTCTGCATGCTGTTGCATCCTGAGATACTCTTTATAAGAGACCTTCCCGTTTCCAAAGATCTTTTTCTCTCCATCGTCATCGCCGTCAGGTATAGGAAAGAACAAGAACATACTACATGTAGCTTTGTTGTGAATGTCTTGATTCCAATCATTGACCCATTGAGCTTCTGTTATACCGGTCATCTTTGGATCTTTGCGAATAGCGTTCCAAGTGTATTTAATCACGACCTGATTAGGTTGATGAGCCTTAACAGCTTGTGGTAAGATCTCTTGTGCATCCTCTAGGGTTGCACCATTAACCTTAAGCTCTTCAAATAACTCATCGAAATTACCATCGACGTCGTCGCGCTTCTTAGATTTTTTAGAGACTGCAGCCTTCCATCGCTGGAAGATTAAGTCGAATGTGGGATTACTTGCTTTCATCTTGTATCTCTTCTTGAGTAAGAACTTGACCGGTTTTTATATTGGTGATCTGAATCTTGGCAGAATTATTCACTCTATCAAGAAACAGCAGTTCAATCTTATACTCGTCATTGATAATGAAAGGGCGATGGCCTGATAACCACCAGTAAAGTTGTGTCTTAAGTTTGTTAGCGTACGAAATATCGCTCATAAAATTCTCCAAATATTAAATAGATTATACGATCGGTTTTAAGAACTCGTTCAAATCCTTGTCAGCTTTGCATCCATTACATGGCGAGCATGCAATAACTATGTTAGCGGAACTAAACTTTGCTCCACCTTTTGATGTAGGATGGATGTGATCTAGAGTTGCTAATTGCGCTGTTACGTTAGTTTGTTTCTTAAGAGAGCCTTTGTTGCAGTAGTAGCAACGAAGTTCTTTGTGCTGCTTTAGATGTTGTTTTATGAACCACTTACGATATCTTAACCAGATCTTGTATCCTATAGGTTTAGGGGCAAGTTTCTTGGTCAGAAGAACTAGAGCGGCTAGACTCTGAGGATGAGGGTCATTGGGCAAAACCAAATGCTGCGAATATCTCATAAAAATATATTATACGAATTAAAATTGCTGATGGGCCCGGATTTAGCGCCAGGCTGTTACCAGCGAAGTAATGCGTGCACGCATCGCAAGGTAACTTAATGTCTGGGACCAGACTGAGCGTCACTCGGGTTTCGAACCCCATCCCTGCACGTCCCTATCCGTGCTGCCATCAACTATCTGTTTATACCAAGAGTACAATACTATAATGATATTAAGCCATGTAGCAATCTATAACGAGAGTTTAGTGATAACGAATCCTACACCTCAGCTACGCGCATTCGTTAAAGAACATCTCTCTTATACTGATAAATCAAAGCAATATCAATTGAGAAGGATGGCTAAGAACCCTTGGCAGCGTTCTTCTCCTCTATACGCCCAACTTCAAAAGGAAGCAACTGGGCAATTATATACGGATGAGAATGACAAGATAACTGTTTCCTCTTGCTTTGTTGAACTCCTTAAACCTATGTTCAACTGTCAAAACATCTTAGACCTTAGAGGCAATACAGGAACTAAGGTAGTAATTCCATGGGTTAAGAAACCTTATGACTTAAGAGATTACCAAGAAGAAGCTGTAGAACTAATGATGCACAACTATAGAGGACTTATCAACCTTGCTACAGGGTTGGGTAAAACGCTTCTCGCAACACACTTCGTTCAGAGATATAAGAAGAAGGCCTTGATCGTGTGTCCATCGGAATCAGTAGCTAAGCAATTCCACGAGCAGTTCATTGCTTGCTTTGGAAAGAATAAGGTAGGGTTTTATGGCGGTGGAAAGAAAAACATTAGTGACATTACAGTTGGCATCGCTGCTAGCATCTCTAAGAATATTGCGGAGTTCCAAGCCGCTGATATCGGAGTTGTTATTCTCGATGAGACACACCACACGCCGGCAACTACTTTCTTCGACATCTCGCAAGGCATGGCAAAATGTGGAAAGATTTTCGGCCTCACAGCCACAGACTATAGGAGTGACGGCAAAGACGTAATGATCACTGCTGGTTGCGGACCAGTACTCATCCGTCGCGATATCAAGTGGGGTGTAGCAAACGGATGGCTCGCAGAACCATATTTCATCGTTAGAAAAGTAAATACAACGGGTAGAGATTTCAAAGACGACAAGTTGAAATCCTATAAGGAGCATGTTCTAAATTGTCAGATCATGAGAGATCAGATTAAAGATGATGCCCAGAAGATGATGGCTGCAGGTAAAGCCGTACTTATCTTAGTGGATGAAGTTGCTCACGGTCAAGATCTAAGTAAAGAGTTAGGTATTCCATTTGCCACAGGTCTAGATAAGCAATCTCAAGAATACGTCAATCAGTTGAATGCTGGCAAGATTCCAGGTTTAGTTGGAACTGATGGGAAGATCGGTGAAGGCTCTGATACTCAGAATGTAGATGTCTTAGTTCTAGCTAACTTCGTTGCAAGTAAGGGACCAGTTACTCAAGCAGTTGGACGTGGTTTACGTAAGCAGGGTACAAAGACCAAGTGCATCATCTTGGACTATATCCCCATGGGATCGACAATGTTAAGTCGACATGGTTTTAATAGAGTTGGATACTATCAAGAGATCACTGATAAGGTTAAAGTGATATGAATTTTCGTAGACCAAAGCAAGAAGTTATAAATAATGCTCACAGTGCTGCTATGAGCTGCGGACAAATGTACGTACCAGATTTTCAGTATATGACCATAGATCAAGCAAAACGAGAACTTCAAAATAGTATAAATCTTGCTATCGCTAATGCAGTTAGAGCTGGAATCCAAAGTCTAGTAAATGATGTGTACACAGATGAAGAATTTGAGAATGATATCGGTCTCAACAAACCCTGATAGAATCTATATATGCAAATAAGTAAAAACGGTTTAAATCTAATCATCTCTTTCGAAGGTCTAAAACTTGACCCATATAAAGATTCAGCTGGTATTCCTACCATTGGTTATGGAACTATCCTTTATCCAGATGGAACTTCCGTTACGATGGATGATTCCACTATTACTCAGGATCAAGCTTCGCAGTACTTAGAGTGGGAAGTGAATCAGAAGGCTGCTCACGTTACTAATCTAGTTACAGTACCTGTAAACCAGAATCAATTCGATGCCTTAGTATCCTTTGCCTACAATGAAGGCGTTGGAGGTCTTGGCGGATCTACTCTACTTAAGTTACTTAACTCAGGTGACTATGATGGTGCTGCTGCTCAATTCCCTAAATGGGACGTAGCTGGCGGACACGTGGTAGACGGGCTAGAACGTAGACGTCTAGCAGAACAAGCTCTTTTTCAACAACCAATTTAAAAATTGTGGTATAATCAAATCTACGGCGGGTTAGCTCAGTGAAAGAGCACCTATCGGGAGCAATCTTGATAGGAGGTCGGAGGTTCAATTCCATCTCCTGCCACCAACTTTAAGAAAGGTTATATGTCATAGATTACTGGTCCTCCCTAAATCCTATTAAGCTTCGCATAGACTTCAATACTATCAACTTATAAAGGATTTAAAATGAAAACACAAATATCAAAACTCAAGCAAGACCTCAAGGGTATTGCAAAAACAATCAGACAACAAAAGAAACTTAGAAAGCCATCTCATCCGCACCACGATAAGTATATCGGTGCCTGGAGTGTAGAGTTACTTTCTATACAATATAGACACAAGCATGTCGCTTATTGCCTTGCACGAGGTCGCACTCTAGAGCAATGTGATAGCGGCAATGGCCTTGACATGGACTACGTCAATTGGCTCCTAGAGGTGATGAACCCGGAGTCTAAAGAGAAACTCTATGTCGTTGTGAATCAAAAGCTAACGGCATCGCAGCAAGCAGTTCAATCTGCTCATGCAGTAGCTGAGTTCATGAAGAAGAACCCTCACACCCTGTGGACAAATGGTTACCTTATATTACTAAAGGATAATCCATCTTCTCGCGGAGATATGTCTTACTACGGTGTATGCAACAACTATCAGCATCAGCGAGCAGAATTCATAGAGCCGGATCTTGGTAACAAGATAACCGCATATGCGTTCTTTGGGCCGAATGCTACTCAGCAACTCAAGGATAAGTCTCTTCTTTAATTAGTATAAATAGATTGTAGTGCCAACGCGTGACGTGCGCTGGGTAAATGCCGTCCCTACGGGAAAATAAACTCGGCTACATCAATTTTATGACTGAACGAACTGTATACTTAACTATAATCCTCGGAATGCTCTTAACCATGTGCTATTATTTCTCTTGGGAAACTCAGCACTATGAATATATTGAGAGTAAGTTCGACATAACATTTTCCCACTGTAAATGATCTCTTAGCTCAATTGGTTAGAGCGGACCCCTCTAAAAGGTACGGTTATCGGTTCGAGCCCGATAGAGATCACCAAGTTTATGCACACGATGAATCTTAATTCACAAGAAGCAAGCAACGCGTATAGTGACCTAATAAGGCTTCTATGGAAATTAGAAATTATACGCTTAGACCTTCTCGGTCTTCCTAATCAACCCAGTATTTGGCGTAAGGGTTTGTATTCTTCGGCTGATAGTATATGGATGCAACGTCCTTCATCCCATTTGGATAATCTTTTAGAAGACGATTCATAAAGATCTTGTAACCCAACTTATTCAATAAACTAACCTTACTAACGTTATTTCCTAAGTGCCATGCTAGTCGTCTAGCATCTGTGTTACCTATGTCTGTACCGATACAGCTTAATGCTAGGATGATAGCGCTGTATAGGAAGAATGGTAAGAAAGCTAATCTAATCAAGTAGTGTAGAGGATCTTCTAGACTTGGGAAAGCTGCTGCAGCCATAGCTGCAATAATCTGAGGCTGTCTGGCCATGAAGGAGTTAGCAGTCCAGGTTCCAGGAGAGTTATTATTCATGCAACCAAAATATCTGAAGATAGCTCCGAGCATCTTCCTCGGTAACGCGGTATTTCCCATCTCAGCCATGCCGTTAGTAGCCCCGTAGAAATCGTCTGGTTCTTCTTGATCAGTATCGTTTGGAGCTCTGTTAAGTAATCCATTAGAGTCTACACAAGAACCCATTCTAGTATCAAAATCCGTTTGATCTTGAGGGGTTAGGTTGCCAGTCTTCTTGAGCATTATGAAGTACTCGCTGGTATACATCGGTCCATTATCTGATCCCTTACCAACCGGTGGTTGCGGTTGTGGGTTAGGGGTCATCAGTTTATTTCCGTCTACATATGTCGCGAAGTCATCTTTGATACTCATCTAACTATACTATCACAAGGTTTATGGGAGCCCACCTACAACATCCTAAGATTTAAAGCGCCTTATAGGGCTATCTTCGTTTGCGAAGCAAACGAACACGCGCGCTTGCGCGCGAGACTAACTAAAGCGCAACTAAGGTTTCTAAAAGATAGATTGACTAACAAAACCCTTCTCTATGATACCCACGAAGCGTATGTTTTTCACGCGGCTTGAAAAATAATTATTAACCACTATGTACGTATGTCTATCTGTATAAATCCATCACGGAGAGATTTATGAGTAATGAATTTAAAGAGGGAACAATTGAACAAGTTAGAAATAGATATTTTAAGATCAAAGTCGAAATACTCAATGGAGGCAAATTGCCCTATAAAGCAAACCAAACCGACGCGGGGTTTGACCTCTACGCAACTGAGGATATTGCAATCTACCCTGGCCAGCTTGCAAAACACCCTCTCAACATCAGGCTTCAATTCCCAGCAGGAACGTGGGCGGAGATCACTTCGAAATCTGGTCTTGGTTCACAAGGGCTCTTAGTATTCGCAGGTGTGATCGATCAAGAGTATCGCGGCATTCCACACGTCGTCATGTCTAATATTTGGGTAATGGATCGCTTGGATGAGGACGGTTACCCGTTGATGCGCACCAACCCGATCGTTATCAAGAAGGGTGAGAAGCTTGCACAAATGATCATGAGCCCTTACTCGCCCGAATATTTCATCGAGCAGGTAGAGCAAGTAGATACTAATACTACTCGTGGAGCTGGCGGATTTGGAAGTACAGGCAAGACATGAGTAATGTAGATATAATGCTAGAACTTAAACTAGTATTAACAGAAATCTTTGGACCTTGTCTTAGAGATTTTCACATAGAACAATTTGGAGGCGTACAGTCCGTACCTTCTATGGGTGGTCCAATCATGACACAGATGTCACAACCCACTACTAGACTTCATCTTAGATTAGCATTATCAGAATCATACATGATGAGAATGAATCCACAAGGTTCACTGGAAAATTGGTTAGACCTTGGTCCTAACGCCTTCTGTACAAATCGCTCTCAAAGCTTTTCTAGTAAGACTATGCTTCTTCACGAAATAGAAGTCTCTTATGCCCTTGTTGGAACAATAGAAGAATTTATAGATTTTAATAAAAACAAGGCTTGGAAACGCTTTAATGCGTTGATAGATGAACAGTTAAGTGAGGTGCTAGATGTGGACGATAGGTGATGTGATCGATATAATGAATGAAGGCGTACCATTCTTTGATTTGGGCACTATGGTAGTTCAAGCAGATCCATCTAATGGTGTTAGCTTATCTGTAAGTGGTAGCGTAAGATTACCTCTTGAAAAGGCTAAGCATTTAAGTTTCTGTGCTGGTACGGATTTAACTAGCAACATATTTCAAATGTTTCATCCAGAACTTACAGGGATGAATGGTCTAAGTCAGAGTAATAACTATATGATTATGGGTGCAGGTTACGGTAACAACCATTGGAGAATAGAGAATGGTTTCGTTATACTTCAAGTTATGTTCTCCTTGCATGAACCTAATATAGCGCAAACAGCTCGTAACATAAGGGACAGTAATTTCTATAGTGTGTTTGAGGCGGCTTTAAATGATAAAGATTGAAAACAATAATGTAGCATATTTCGATGTAGACGACACCTTGATCCATTGGAAGTGGGAAGCAGATAGGGATCATGAGAAGATCTATATCGGCATTGAGGGAAGTCTTCTTCAAGGCGAAGTAGTTCCACACCATGTTCATATTGAGCGTCTTAAGCGACATAAGGTTATTGGTAATGCTGTAGTCGTCTGGTCTCGCTCTGGATGGGATTGGGCTAACGCTGTCGTTAAGGCCTTGAATCTAGAGGACTATGTTGATGCTGTGATGGCTAAACCTTTCTATTACTATGATGACAAGAAATGTTGCGACATTCTTGGTGAGCATAGATATTGCAATGACGTCTAACTAAGTATAATGCTCCCTACGGAGCAATACTTGGACAATCTTTCAAACATCTTTCAAACTAACGTTCGAATTCATAACCAGGACGCTATGAGTCCAAGTGCCGTTTGGCCTAAGAATACAGAGATATGCATCTCGCGTGTTCCCATTAGGAAGCGAGACGGTTACGATCCTGTTAAGTTCAAGGAGTTTGCAGCTAAGCTCAAGAACTATATGGTTCCCAATGGAATCGTGTTCCTAATATGCTACGCTCCAATTGAGGCCAAATGGCGTCCATTCGAGATTGCTAAGATGATGGCTGATGCTGGCTTTACTCACATCGACAATATAGTGATTCAAAAGACCTGGTATCCAGGCAAGCGCTCTGAAACTAACTTAGTTAACTCACATGAGTATGTTCTTCACTTCTGTAACGGCAATGTCTGGAAATTAGATCGACTGCCTATCAGGGAATATATGAAGACTGAAGACGATAAGTCTTGTCCAGGTAATACCTGGGAAATTGAAACAGGTTCACTGGACGAGGCATATCCAGTTGACCTAGCAGAACTCCTAATTAGGATGACAGATTGTTTGCCAGGCTCAGTTATATTCGATCCTTACTGCGGTGGAACAGGTTCACTTAAAGCAGCACTTAAATTAGGTCATAGTTTCTTCGGCTTTGAGAACGACTCTAAGCAGATTAAGAAGTATGAGAAGGTAGTAAAAGAATATAACAAGGAGATGGACAATGCCGTCAAACAGCGGAAACCCGTTAGCACTAAAAAAGTCAATAAGCCAGGCAGTACTAAACCTAATAAGTAGTGGTACTCCTAGTCAAGTAGGTAATCAAAGTTTCTTGATGGATGATATCTATCCAGCTATGAGATCCTGTTTCTCTGATG